TCCAATGGGCCAAATTGTAAAAGGTTTGCTTGAAGGCGGTGTGCAGCTAGGTGTCTCAACTCGTGGTATGGGTAGCCTTGAGAAACGTGGCGATGCCATGTATGTCAAAGATGACTTTATGCTTAATACGGTTGACATCGTACAAGATCCATCTGCTCCAGGAGCTTTTGTTAATGGGATTATGGAAGGTGTAGATTGGGTCTGGAATAACGGCATCATTGAAGCTCAAGTAATTGAAAAAATGGAGACTGAAATTAAGACAGCTCCACGCGCTGATCTCTATGAGACTCAGACTCGTGAGTTTAAAAATTTCCTCTCGTTACTGAAAAATAAAACATATTAGGAGGTCAAACATGACTGATCAAGTACAAGACCAGGAAGTTGAGCTCGACGAAGAGAAAATCGAAGAAGCTCACGATCCAAAGAATGCGGAAGCACAGTCTATCGCTTCTGTTGATTCTGCTGAAGATAAGGGTCCTAAAGCCAAAGGCCGTAAGGGAGATAAGTCTAACAGCGAACCAATGCAAAAGTTGCCAGGAACTAAAGCTGGTATGATCAATGCGGCATACATGAAGATGTCTTCTATGAAAAAAGAAGATCTTGCAAGTATGCTACAAAAAGTAATGGGTGAAGGTGTTGAAGCCGAAGAAGCTGCAATGGTAGAAAACGTTGACGTTAACTACGAAGCTGATTTTTCTGCTGATCTAGATGCATTGATCGAGTCTGAAGCTACTCTTTCAGAAGAGTTTAAAGCTAAAACAGCCGTAATTTTTGAAGCAGCAATCAAATCTAAATTGGCCGAAGAAATCGACCGTTTGGAAGAAAACTATAAGACTGAACTCGAAGAAGAAGTAGCAGCTACTAAAGCTGATATGGTCGAGAAAGTCGATAGCTACCTCAACTATGTGGTTGAGAATTGGATGGAAGAAAATAAACTTGCAGTTCAATCAGGTCTACGTACCGAGATTGCTGAGAAGTTTATGAACTCATTGAAAGATCTATTTACAGAATCTTACATTGAGGTTCCAGAATCTAAAGTTGACCTAGTTGACGAACTAGCTGCTGAAGTTGAAGAACTTGAAGAAGCTCTAAATACTTCAATGGCAAAAGCAATTCAAGTTTCTGAAGAACTAGAAACATTGAAGCGTAATGAAGTAATTCGCGAAGCTTCAAAAGATCTAGCTGAAACACAAGTTGAAAAACTTGCGAAGCTTGTAGAAGATATTGATTTCGAAGACGAAGAAACTTTTGCTGAAAAAGTGAAAGTTGTTAAAGAATCATACTTCAAAAAAGAAACCGTTGAGTCTGTAATTGAAGAATCAAGCGAAGACGATGGCGATGCCGTAGTTGAAGCTTCTGATACAATGGCTCAATACCTTTCAGCGATCCGTAAAGCGGCGCAAAAATAATTTGGGAGTCCAAACAAATGCAATCTTATGACAAACTAGTCGAAAAGTGGGCACCAGTACTTAATGAAGAATCAGCGGGTACTATCAAAGATGCTCACAGAAAAGCAGTAACAGCTGCGATTCTAGAAAACCAAGAAATTGCTCTACGTGAAGAGCGTAGCCAACAGCATTACTTGGCAGAAACAGCACCTGCAGGTGCAAACACCGGTTCAATCGGAACATGGGATCCAGTATTGATCTCACTTGTTCGCCGTTCTATGCCAAACCTAATGGCGTATGACGTTGCTGGCGTTCAGCCAATGACTGGCCCAACTGGCTTGATCTTCGCAATGAAGTCACGCTACGATGCTGGTACAACAGGCTCAACAGAAGCATTGTTCAACGAAGCAAACACACGTCACGCAGGTACAAAATCAACTGCAGCCGTATCTCAAGAGGGTTCAGGTCTAGACGTAACTAACGCAGGTTCACCTAACACAATCGACTCAGACCGTGTTACTGATCTTGCAACAGCGGCTATGTCAACAGACTCTGCTGAAGCTCTTGGCGATTCTGCTTCAAATGCTTTCGAGCAAATGGGTTTCACCATTGAGAAAGCAACTGTGACTGCGAAGTCACGTGCGTTGAAAGCGGAATATACTCTAGAACTAGCACAAGACTTGAAAGCGATTCATGGTCTTGACGCTGAGACAGAGTTGGCCAACATTCTTTCAACAGAAATCTTGGCTGAAATCAACCGCGAAGTAATTCGTACAATCAACTCACAAGCGAAAACAGGCGCGCTACAGTCTAACACAGCAATCAACGGTGTGTTCGATCTATCAAGCGATGCAGATGGTCGTTGGTCAGTTGAGAAGTTCAAAGGCCTAATCGTTCAAATCGAACGTGAAGCAAACACAATTGCAAAAGAAACACGTAGAGGAAAAGGTAACTTCATTATCTGTTCTTCAGACGTTGCTTCTGCTCTTGCAGCTTCAGGTATGTTGGACTATACTCCTGCACTATCAACTAACTTGAATGTTGATGACACAGGAAACACATTCGCAGGTGTTCTAAACGGTCGTACACGTGTATACATCGACCCATATGCATCTACCGATTATGTAACTGTAGGTTATAAGGGTTCTAACCCATATGACGCAGGCTTGTTCTATTGCCCATACGTACCACTAACTATGGTTCGTGCAGTAGGGGAAGATAACTTCCAGCCAAAAATTGGTTTCAAAACTCGTTACGGCATGGCGTCAAACCCATTCGTAGGCGCAACTCCAGCAAATGGTCTTGCAGCAGCGAAATCAAACCAATACTACAGAATCTTCCGTGTAGACAACATTCTAACTACATAAGATTTTATAACAATAAGAGATCTAACTTGGAGCGCTTCGGCGCTCCTTTTTTTATTATAAATAGGATTATATAACGAGAGATGACAAATGGCTATTGGAACAACTACGGTATCAACTGGAATTTTAGAATCTAGTCTTACAACTAATACTAACTACTTACAACCTACTGGGTTTAAGTTGTCGATTAATCGTAAGTATTTTCCAAATTTAGAATACTTTGCTCAATCAATAATGCATCCAGATACTCAAATTTCTGCGCTTGAAATTCCGTATAAAAGAATTGGATCTATTCCTTTTACTGGCGATAAATTAGTATACGGTGAACTTACTGCTATGATTATTATGGATGAAGATCTTTCTGCTTATAGCGAAATGTATAATTGGATTAAATCTTTTGTAGAAGCTCCAGATATAAAACCATCAGAAGCTAAAGATGGAGATAAAGGTCCATCAGAAGCAGATATTACTGTATCAATTTTAACTAGTCATAATAACGTAGCGAAGAAGATAATATATAGAAATGCTATCCCAACTTTGCTTGGAGATATTGCTTTCGAAGCTTCTCAAGGAGATGTAAATTATATTACATTTCCAATCTCTTTTAGATTTACATACTTTGACATTGAATAAACTTAGGATATATTATGGATTTAAAAATGATCCTCGACATGTGGTCGAGCGACTGTGTTATTGGTCAAACGAGTTTAGATGAATCTTCTCGTCAAACTCCATTACTTCACGCAAAATATTTAGAATTACTTTCAACTGCTAAGCTACGTCTTAAAAAAGCTGAGCAGGAACAAAAAGTATTGCTTAAAGATAAATGGCTTTATTACAATGGCAAAATGGATCAAACTGAAATTGAAGAAAAAGGCTGGAAGCCTGACCCTTTTGATGGGCTTAAGATACTCAAAGGTGAAATGGATTATTACTACGATTCAGATCCGGAGATACAACACTCTGTTGAGAAAATAGAGTACATAAAAACTACGATAGATACTTTGAATGAGATACTTAATAATGTTAATTGGAGACATCAAACAATCAGTAATATGATTAAATGGAGGATATTCGAAAGTGGTGGCTAAACCTAATTACAATTTTAAATTAAGTGTAAAAGATATTAAAATTATAGAAGACGCGCTTCATAATAAAGTCGGTCGTAGAGCCGAACGTATGATGAAGGGCGAAGATGCAGAAGTATTACAAACTGAAACAAAAGAAATCAACGATCTTTTAGGACGTATTCATAATCAAAAGAGTTGGTATAGACCACAACAAGGGGTTTATGTGAGTGGCTAATATTACTATATTAAAGAAAAATGAAAGCACAGCTCTTGTTGATTGCGATGCAGGCATTGCTCAAGAGTTGAGTGAATATTTTTCTTTTTTTGTTCCAGGTTATAAGTACATGAAATTGTACAAACGTAGAATCTGGGATGGTAAGATTAGATTATTCAATGCGGTAAATAGAGAACTTCCGGCCGGACTTTATCCATTTGTTGATGAATTTTGTAAAAGAAATAGTTATACACTTTTAACAGAATCTTCTGATTACGGTTCTCCTTTAGATAAGAATGAACAAAATCCAGAACTTATTTACAAATACATTAAAGATTTAAATTTACAATCTCGTGGTAATCCGATTGATATAAGAGATTATCAGTTTGATGCCGTAATGAAAGCCTTGAATCTAAATAGATGTGTATTACTTTCTCCTACAGGGTCTGGTAAATCAC